TTGTGATGCAATTAATACATTGTTTAAACGTAGAGAAAATTTAGAAATCTTCAACAAAAAAGCCCTCTATATTTATATTAGAGAAATGACAAATGTGGATACTCCTGTTATTACTAAGGTTACTAAAATACTAAAAAAACACTATAAAATACTTTATGGTGAATTTATAGAAACAGGTTATATAAAAATCTAAATCTTTTCATATTTATAACAAAATAATATGGATTCATTAGATCAAATACTGTTCGACGATAAATCTTTTGGGGATTTATTAAAAGAAATTCACGGTAATCAAAAGAAAAAAGCCAAACAACTTGCATCTTTAATAGCGGAATTAAGACCTTTAGTTCAATCCTTAGGTGATGCTACTGTAGTAGTTCCTTTAATTAAAGAATACATGGAAATAAGCGTTAAAAATGACGACCAACTAATTAAGATGGCAGCTATTGTACAACGTTTATCTTCAGGAGCATCTAACTCAGGAGATGGTGGTTTATTAACTACTGAAGAAATGGATCAATTAATGGAGGTAGCTGAAGAAATAGCTAAAACAGTTGAAAAACCAAAACAAATAGAAGCACCAGAAGATGGCGATAACTAATATAGAAAATAGTGGTGGAGGAGGAGGTTCATCTCCCTCTCAATTCATGCCCGCAAAAGTAGGAAAAATCATACTAGATGGTTCAACTGAATTTGCTGCAATGTATGGGGGGTATGATGCCGTTGGTACCATCTTTTATACAAGACCTAATGCCACAACACAAACAGGTAACCAAAATAATGCTTTTGACGAAGAAAATATAGATGAAAGATTTGAAGGAACAGCACGTCCTTTATTTCCTTGGATGAAATATTATCCTTTATTAAATGAAATAGTATTAGTTATTAGTTCTACTAGTAGAAATGAAATAGGTGGAGAAACAAACCCACAAGCATATTATCTTCCTAGTATAAACATATGGAACCACCCCCACCATAATAATTATCCTGCTGTTCAAAATTACCAAGAAGAAGAAGGAAAAAGTACAAAATATGCTAATGCGGGTATAATGAGAAGAGAAACAGAATCTACTCAAGAATTAGAGATACCTTTAGGAGCTTATTTTGAAGAACAATTAGATATAAAACCTTTACAACCTTATGAAGGGGATTTAATAGTAGAAGGAAGATTTGGAAATAGCATTAGATTAGGGGCAACAGCAAAAAGCCCAATAATAACATCCTCTCAAGAAAACAATTGGTCTTATGGGGGAGGTCCCAATGGAGACCCTATAACTGTTATTAGAAACGGACAATCTGGTGAATTAGATGATCAAGGATGGGTACACACAGTAGAAGATATAAATAGAGATGCCTCATCAATATATTTAACTTCTAATCAATTAATACAAGAATTTATACCCTCTTCCTTAAATTGGAGATCATATAAAGCAATAGTAGCACCAAATGATCAAGAACAAGTTCAAAAAATGGTAAATTCTCCAGTTGATTTTATACAAGAATCAGAAATAGAAGAACCAACAGAATGCCCAGAGGGTCAACACTGGGATGAAGATTCCCAATCTTGTATTCTCGATGTAGAGGAAGTAACAGGAGTTTTAGATGATGAGGATATAGTAGTTGGGGACGATAAACCAAAAACAATTACAACAACAAACGAACAAGGACAAACAGTAACAACCCCCGTAGAAAAAGAAGAAGTTGATGATGATGAAGAAGAGGAAGAAGAATTTGAATCATTAGGAGAAGGAGATGATTTATTTGATGAATTAACTGAAAACTTTGATGCTGATGAGTTAGTTACCTTCCAAAACACAGCAGTAGCGGGAGATTCACCTAGTACACTGGATTATAAAGACATGGCCACTGAAGTAAGAAAACCAACAAATAAATCAGGGGGCAAATCAGGGGGCAAATCAGGAGGAGGAGGAACAAATCATAAAAGTCAATTAGGAGATTACACACAAAAGAAACCAAATGGTTATCCATGCTCAATACATGCTAAGAGACACTCAAAATCCCAATTCCTCAAAAAACCAATGACCGTAGCCCAAATTATATCTGATATAGGAAGTGATCCTAAAGCAAGTAGAGTAAAATATATGTGTTTACATACTACAGCAGGTTATTTAAAACATACTTTTATAGATTTAGCCATGTTGTTTTTACAAAGTAAACCTTGGTCTAGAAGTGGATACCATATATTATTTCAAGCAGACGGAAAATGTATTAGAGCCTTACCTGATACAATACAATCTAACGGTGTTGGAAATGGTAGTGGAGGAATAACTAATAGTAACTCAATCAATATATCATGGATAGGGGGAGCAGATGAAATGGATATGACTAAAGAACAAGCATATGCATATACTAAGGTAGTAAAAGCATATGTAAAAAAATACCCAGATATAAAAATTGTAGGTCATAACCAATTAAAAGCAAAAGCATGCCCTAGATGGAATACTCCTAAATATTTAGAATTAATAGGAATACCCGAAAAAAATATATGGCGTTATAATTTTAGAGGGGGATCAAACCCCGATGCTAATATTGGAGGTTCATATATGACACACTCATCTTGGGTAGCAGATCCTAGTAAATACTTAAAATCAAATACAATAGATTTTTCATATGTAAATAATGCTAAAAATACAATAACAGAAGAAAACCAAACAGCATAATGGCAATAGTAACACCACCAAACATAACAGTACCAACAGAACCTCACGTATATCAAGGTAAACAAGTAATAATAAATGGTAATCGTCTATTATTTAACGCCAAAGACGATGATATATTATTATATTCAAATACGTATTTGGGGTTTAGCACAAATGGTAGCATCCATTTTGATACAGGGGATACAGAAAAAGATTGTTTTTTTGTTATAAATAGTCCTGATATATATTTAGGTTTAGATGGGGAGGAATACCCAACAGAACCAGGGGTTTTGGGGGATAAAAATGAAGAATGGTTAAATAAATTAGTAACTCAATTAAAAGAAATTTGCAAAATATTAGATACTAGTTATAGCCATACAGGAGATAGAGGGGGATCAACAACAGCAAAACCCGCCTTTCAGGGAGTTAGTACTACATTAGATCAGCTATTATCATCACTACCTGAAATTAAGAGTAAACATGTATATTTAAAAAATTAAAAAATGGCAGGATTCGAAATATTATCAACAGCACAACAATCAGCTAATGAAAAAATACAAGGGCTGATGAATAAATTACCTACACGTGGTGCTTTTCCTTTAGCAGCACCCCTTGCTGATTTAAAAGGAAACTTACCACACCCTGAAAATATTAAAAAAGAATTCAAGAAACCAGATCCTATAGAAGAATCTAAAGAAGATGATATAAAAACAGAAACAAAGGATAGAGAGACAGGAGAAAAAAGAAAAATGACAGCCTCCGAATTATGGATGCAAGATAATTTCCCAATTGAACATGTAAATGAAGGATATACTTTTCATTTTAAACTAAGTGATGGTTTCCCAGATGATAATAAATTTAAAATAGGGGTAGGAAATCCAGACGGTAAATGGTCTACAAAAATTAAAAAAAGAAGAAAAAGAAGCCAAAGAAAGAAATATGGTGATTATGAATGGGTTTTTAATAAAGATTCGAAAAAATTCTTAGTAACATTCCACATGGATAAGGATTGGCCTTCTTACATGAATAAAATAGAAAGAAGATGTAAATTAATACCAACATATACAGGCCCCTCTTTATCAGAATATGAACCAACAGCAGATTTTCCTGAACCAGAAACAAAAGAAGAAACATTAGGAGGTATAGAATATTACTACAAAACAGAAATTTTAGGTACATCTACATTAGCATTAACTGTATCCAATAATGCAGGATTAAAGGATTTCACACAATTAGTTGGGGTTTATTTATCGGGAGATGAAACATATAAGGAAGCAGAAGAGGAGGCCATAAAAAACAGAGCCTTTAAAATGGACGCGTTTGGGGAGTTTTGGGAGGAAAAAGATGATGATGGAAGAATTATATGGCAACAATCATACCCAAAAACAGGTGAAACTTTAGAAAATAATAGATTTACAGATGATACCCCTCCACCACCACCACCAGAAGGAACATCAGGGACTTCTACAGAAACAGTAACCCCCACAGAAACCCCAAAATGTCCAGAAGGACAAGTATGGGATGAAGAAATACAGGCATGTGTACTTCCAACAGTAGAAGTAGAGGATCAACTCCCCCCAGAAGTAAAAGAAAAAGAAATAAAATATAACGATACAAAAGAACAAATAAACACCACTGAAACAAAGGTAAATAATATGAATGGTGAATTATTAAAAACAAGCGCCGAATGCACTTCAGTATTAGCTTTAGGAACCTCTATGATATCAATTAGTAGTGTATTAGAAAAAATATCTGGTGTATTAGATAAAGGAGCAACAGCAGGAGAATCTGTTACAAAATCAATGAAAGCAACCTACCCCTCCCACCCAGGACCCGGTAACTTAAATGTAGCAGACACAACTAGAAGCACAGATGATATGAAAAACGAATCAGTTGGATTTGCTGCTAATTTAAAACAACAATTAAGTAATTTAGGTGATTTTTTAATGCTTATAATAGAAAAAATCAAAGCATTTTTAAAACTAATAATGCCCCTATTAAAAGCTTTATTGGCTATAATAGCATTAATTGCTTTTTTAAAACAATTATTAGAAATGAGTTTTTTAGGGTTTTTGAAAAAATCATCTTCATCTAACCAGGGAGGGGAGAAAGGCGAAAAAGCCGAAAATCCAGAAGAATTTTTAGCTAATATTGGTTATCCTGGGTATGGGGATAAAAATACAAAACCCAAAGATAAAGACGGAAACGTATTATCGAATACAGATATAACTAAAGATCAACAAGAACAAGAAGAAGCAGAGGGAAAACCACAACCAGCAGAATTAATAAAAAAAGCAAATATAGAATTACAATCATCAATTAAAACAACAGATTCTCTATTAGATAAGGTAAGAAAAGAAACAGCACCTCCGGCAAATATTAATACTTCTGATTTAGATCAATCTTTAACATCAGAAGATACAAAAGATACACCAGACGATTCAATTAGTGGAGGTATAAAAACCCCTCATATTGATAATTTAGGTTTATCAGATGATACTAAAAAAGACTTAACATCAACCACCCAACCTCTAATAATAGGAGGAAAACAAATAGGAAAACCTGTAACAGACCCTACCTTAAATTTAAATAACCATTCTATATTAGGGGACATATCTAACATCCACCCCCAAATAGTAAATGAATTATATGAAGAAGGAATAATTCCTATAGAAAGATTACCAAAATACAAAACGGGAGAAGGAATAGCAGGGATACCTAACACATCAACTTATCAAGAAGCTTTAAATGGGTATTATGATAAAGTATTAAATGATTTACAAACAACAAATCAAAAAGAATATATTCAAAAAATATTTAATGCAAAATTTGAATATATTGGATATAAACGTTATAGAGCTTAAAAAAATTATATTTATAATAAACAACAAACAAAATGAAAGCAAAAACATTCGAAAACCTCATTAGAAAAGTAGTAAGAGAAGAAATCGACTACGCTTTAGGTAGAGAACTTAAATCTCTAAAAGAAGATTTACACAAAGAACTTAAACCAACAATCACAGAACACACTGAAAGGCTTGTTGAAGTACCAAATACACCAATACCTGAATCATCAAAAAACTCTTTAAGAGAAAAAATAATGGGTAATGAACCTTTAAAACAAGGCCCAAAAAGAAATTTTACAAGTAATTCAGCATTAAATGATCTCTTAAACGAAACAGCAATGGGAAATACAAATACCCAAACAGCAACAGCTCCTAGTATAATAGAAGAAACATCAGGAATGCCTGATGTAGTATCAAAAGCAGTAACAAGAGATTATAGTGATTTAATGAAAGCTATAGATAAAAAGAAAAATAAATAGTGGCTATAAAAAGACAATATACTCAAATAGACCCTATAAATCTGGAAACAGATGTAGCTATAGGAGTTCCATTCCCCTTTAATGCGGAAGGAGTATTTTATTCTACTTATACAACCAAAGAACAAGTAAAAAGCAATTTACTAAATGTATTACTTACAGAACCCGGTGAAAGATTATTTAATCCTCTTTTTGGGGTGGGAATAAGAAATTTATTGTTTGAACAAGGAATAGATCTTGAAGCTTTAAAATCAAGAATATTAATACAAACAGAAATATATGTTCCTGAAATCACCATCACAGACGTAGTAGTAAATAAAGCACCACACAGTCATGTGTTATTTATTAGATTAACATATAAATTAAATATAAATAATGACAAAGACATCATACAACTTAATTTTAATGAAACTCCAGAATAAGATATGGCATATTCTAAAATAACAAATTTAACCCCTATTAAAGATATAAAATATCTTAATAAAGACTTTAATTCTTTTAGAGATCAATTAATAGAGTTTACAAAAACATATTACCCTAATACATTTAACGACTTTAGTGAGGGATCACCAGGTATGATGTTTATGGAAATGGCAGCTTATGTGGGAGATGTACTTTCATACTACACAGATACTCAATTACAAGAAACTTTTTTAGATACAGCACAAGAAAGATCAAACCTATTCCATCTAGCTTACACTTTAGGATATAGACCACAAATAACAGCAGCAGCATCTACAGATCTAGATATCTTCCAATTGATCCCCTCCAAACTATCAGGAGATGAATATATCCCCGATTACGATTACGCTATAACTTTAAACCCACCAACCTCATTCAAAACAGATACAGGAACCGTGTTTAATTTAGAACATAAAGTAGATTTTTCATATTCATCTTCATTCGATGAAACAGTAGAGAGTGTATATCAGTTAGATGATAATAATAACCCACAATATTTTTTATTAAAGAAAAAAACTCCAGTAATATCTGCAACAATATCAACAAAAACAATAACAATTGGTGCTCTTGAGAGATTTAGAATAACTCCCATAGTGGATTCTAAAATAATATCAATCCAATCAGTAGTAGATTCTGACGGAAATGAATGGACAGAAGTCCCATATTTAGCTCAAAACACAGTATTTGAAGAATTACCTAATATAAAAAGCAACAACCCTACTTTATCTGAATTTCAAGTAGAAACACCTTATCTTTTAAAACTAAAAAAAGTACCAAGAAGATTTTCTACTAGATTTACAAAAGATGGAATATTAGAATTACATTTTGGAGCAGGAATCAATAATGATAAAGCAGACGAACAGATAATACCTAACCCAGATAATGTAGGTTTAGGACATAAGGATGGTAGAAGCAAATTAAATGAAGCTTACGACCCTTCAAACTTCTTATATACCAAAACATATGGATTAGTCCCTTCAAACACAACACTAACAGTAACCTATTTACAAGGAGGGGGAATAAGTTCTAACGTACCTTCAGATTCTATTACAAATTTAGAAACTACAAAAATTACAATGAGTCCTAACCTTGATGGGTCTTTAGCTAGTTTTGTAAAAGAATCTCTAGCTTGTAATAACCCAGAACCCGCAAGAGGAGGAGGAGCGGGGGATAGTATTGAAGATATAAGATTAAACACAGTAGCTAATTTTTCAGCTCAACAAAGAACAATAACTAAAGAAGACTATATATTAAGAACATTATCACTACCTGCCAGATTTGGTAGAATAGCTAAAGCTTATATAACTAAAGATACAACATTAAGGAACACAATAGGATTAAATGATCAACAAAACCCATTCGCTTCCAATTTATACGTTTTGGGATATGATAGTAAAAAATACTTGGTAAATACCAACACAGCTACCAAAACAAATTTAATAACATATTTAAATGAATTTAGACCACTAACAGATTCAATTAACATTAAGGATGCTTTTGTAATTAATTTAGGTGTAGAGTTTGAAATAACAACATTCAAAAACACAAATAACGAAGAAACACTACTTAAATGTATAACAGAATTAAAAAATTATTTTAATATAGATAATTGGCAGATAAACCAACCTATAATAACATCAGAAGTATATAATCTTATAGCTAAAGTAAAAGGAGTCCAATCAATACAAGATATAACTTTTAAAAACAAAACAGGAGTAAATAAGGGTTATTCAATTTACAAATACGATTTCAATACAGCAACAAAAAACGACATAATATATCCTTCAATGGACCCAAGTATTTTTGAAGTAAAATACCCAAATACAGATATTAAAGGAAAAATAACACAATTCTAAAATGGCATATTATTCTATATTCCCCGAAAAAGACACAACATTATATAGTCACCCTGATCGAAAAGGATTAAACACAGGGGGTGATGAAATTCTTGAATTAGTTGAAGAAAAAGCAACAGTGGGGGGTACATATTATCCTTCAAGAATGTTAATTAAATTCAAAAACACAGAAATAAGAGATGTTATCCAAACAAAAGTCCAAAAAGAAATAAACACATCAAACTGCCAAATAAATCTCCAATTATTCTCAACAGAACACAAAAACTTAGCATCAGATCATATAGTCGAACTTTACCCTTTAAGCCAATCATGGGATGAGGGAACAGAAAGGTGGACAGCTAACGATCCAGAAGAATCTAATGGGTGTAATTGGATTTATAGAACAGAAAACACATCATCTAAATGGATAACAGGAAGTTTAGCATCAGGAACAACAGGCTCTTTCATAAACCAAGCAGGAGGAGGAACATGGTACACAGGTAGTAACTTTAGGGCAGAAAATGCCTTTTTTGCCGAAGATGATTTAGATTTAAATTTGGATGTAACAACAATTATATCTAAGTTCTCATCAAGTTATTATCAAGACGCCCCATACCCAACAGGTATTCCTAATAATGGATTTATAATTAAAAAAACACTACAAGAAGAAGAAGACGCTTTTGGTTTTGGGGAATTAAAATATTTTTCAACAAACACACATACAATTTTTCCTCCTAAATTAACCTTCAGGTGGGATGATTCATCATATTCCCCAACAGAGGGGGCTACAACATTAAGTAGTGGAGATATATTTTTATCTTTATATAATAATAAAGCTACTTATCAAAGAAAATCAAAACAACGTTTTAGATTAACTACAAGAAAAAGACACCCAAACAGAACCTTTGTAACAAGCTCAAATTACCTAGATACACAATTTTTACCTTCTACAAGTTACTATAGTGTAAGAGATGCAGGAACTGACGAAGTAATAATCCCTTTTGATACTTCTTTTACAAAATTAAGCGCAGATAGTGAGGGTATGTATTTTGATTTATTTATGGAGGGATTACAACCAGAACGTTATTATAAATTAATGTTTAGATCAGACAATAATGATGGAGTTCATATATTTGATGATGATTACTTTTTTAAAGTTATTAGATAATGAGATTAAAAAAAACAATAATAACGTCTAAGGACGCTAAGCACTTAATAGACAGTAATTTTTCTGAATTAAAGAAAGAGCAAGAAAAACCAACAGTAAATATGTTTTTTAAACAGTACAATAGGTTATTTTTTGATATACCAAAAAACGGTGCTAATTCCCATCAAATGATAGTAGAAAGAAGCAAACAATATATTGAGGATGAAAATATATCAATGCCTAAAGATAAACTTATAGAAAGCCTAAATGAAGAAATAATGAAGTTAGAAACGGAACTAATTGATTTAAAAATATCAACAGAAGCTAAAAATATTGCCAAAAAGATAGAGAGCTTTAATGAGCAAAAAACAGATAAAGAAAGCAAAAGCATATAATTGAAGAAGATAATAAATGGCTAAAATATTAAAACAGGAAAAAATATCTAGGTTAGATATTAAGAATATAAATGATGCTTCCTCTAGAGAAATTACTCGTAAATTTGGAAAAAAAGGGGATTTTGTAGAGATTCACATATATGATCTTAATGGAAAATTAATCCAATCATTAGAAAATTTTACGAAGTATACATTCCCCCCACATTCTCAAGGAGATGATCTAGTAAGTGAAATAAATATAGACTTTAAAAAAACATTAAAGTCCTTAGGATACCACTCAGGTGCTTATAAAATTCAAGTTAATATCCAACGAAGAAAAATCTTCATCCAAAGAAGAAAAGCATTCTCAATTAAAGAAATATCTCCCTCTAGAACAGAATTAAGACTAGTATCCCTCAACCCAAATGAGGATTTAAGTCGTAATGCTCGAGATTTTATAAATTTAATAAAAGGATCCCCACTTTTTAGAGATTTTACCTTAAATTTTGGAAAAAATGTTAACTTATTAGGGGTTAATTTAGATATAGATACATCAAATCCAGATAAATATGCTTTATTAGTTAAAACCCTAAAACCGATACCTTCAAATATCACTAAAGGGGATAAACTAAACATCACAGAAGAGATAATAGAACCAATAATAACTACTTATGACTTAGGAAGCCCTAAACCAATAGAACCCCAAGTAGAATTAAGTGGCCCTAACTTCAAAATAGATGTAAGACTAAATGATACAATCCCTACCCCCCTCAAATCATATGATGATATATTAAAAACAGACACTACGTCTTCTTATCAAAAATTATTAAGTAGGTTAGAAGGATATGAAATCCCAGAAATAGACTACGGTTACATAAGACCAATAGAATCTTCTTCTATAGAGATGGGGGAAAATGCACCTTCCCATTTTGAAAACTTTGTCCATTTTGGTAGTGCAACGGAACGTTTAAAAAACTTCGAATACAAATTAACATTATTAGAACGTTATAACTCTCAATTAACCAATATAGGAACCATACAAGGACCAACATCCCAATCAGCAGTAGTTCTTTCAGCTACATCTTCTATAGGGAATAAAAAAGAAAAACTAATACAGGATTTTGATGGTTATGAGAGATTTTTATATTTTGAATCAGGAGCATACTCTTGGCCAAAAACCAACTCATCAGAACCTTATATTCAGGCCTCCCCAACATCTTCGGAAGCACTAACGTGGTTGGGAAGTTCTATAAGCACAAGCCCCCATTATGGTGGTCAGTTAAATTCCTCATCAATATATGATATACAAAATCAAAATAATTTAATCAACACTATCCCCAATCATATAGGGGATAAAGATGAAAATGCCCCTTATCTATTATTCTGTAACATGATAGGTAATTTCTTTGATCCAGTATGGGCTCATATAAAGGAAATAACCCAAATAAGAAACAACAGCCACATTTATGGTGTTTCTAAAGATTTAGTTTATTATACTCTACAGAGTTTAGGTATAGATGCTCTTGATCAATTTGAAAATCAAGACTTAGTAAATTATATTTTAGAAAGCAAAACAACAACTATAGGGGAATTAAAAACCAATGTGATAACAGGATCGGCTGGTGCTTTACCTCCTAAAGGGGATATAACAAAAGAAATTTGGAAAAGGCTTTATCATAATGCACCTTATCTTTTAAAATCTAAAGGAACAGCCAGAGGAATACAAGCTTTAATTAGTTGTTATGGTATTCCTGATACAATATTAAATGTAAAAGAATACATGGGATCCTCTCCTAATAGAGACGATTATAATGTATTTGCTCAAAATAAATACTTGAGAATACTTGAGGGTAATTCAGCAAACACCCAAGGATTTTTTATAGAATCAGAATGGAGTAGTTCAGCAGCAACGGCCTTATCAGCTTCAGAAAAAACAATCGAATTTAGAGTAAAACCTTACAGATCTGACTCACAACAACATTTACTTACTTTATCAAGTAGTATATCCTCTTCGGATATGCATTTACAATTACACCCATACACTAGTAGTAATGATTTTTATTTAGAAAATGACAGAACACAATATGGTAAATTAGTTTTAAATCAATTTACTTCAAGCATAGCGGAATCTTCAGGTGTAGGACAAATAATAAGCCCAACAGAATTAACTGATAATGGGGCTTTTTATCAAAGATTAGGTTCTGAATTATGGGATGGTATAGATGGTGATGATGCTAATTGGACTGCACAAGGTACTAATACTAAAACTGAAGATGATGGTGCTGTAAAAATTACTTATGTGAATTCTC